CTAGTATCTTGAGTAGTAAATTGACCCTTTCTCTTGTCAACATCTAAGTAACATTGAGATTCACTATATCCATAAGATTTTTTAAAATCTAAATTGGTTTCTCTATCAGTAAAGAATTTTTCATTGGTATTGACTGCTTCATAAACCATTGTTTTACCTTTACTTTTTTTCTTTAAAGATATACCAATAATTTCGTGTTGATTATATGCTTTTCGTAAAATTTCGTTTAATTGCATCAAATTTGTTGTGGCACTAGGACTACTTTTAGGTCCGTCCCATTTACAATTAGATATTATTTCTCTTTTCCATTTTCTTTCATTTTTTATTAACCAGATATCAGCAGGGTTCCAGGTATCTTTTTTAGATATACCATAATTTTCACGAATAAAATCTGTAATCCAGTCCATAAATGATTCACTATTCATGCCAGGAAGGACATAATTTGTACTGTTAGCGTGTTGTGCTCCTCTAGTAAATTCTCTAAATGATGGATTGGATACTTTTTTTAAGAATGCTTCGTTGGATTGCCACATTGTTTCCAACCACTCATCGTCTGGACCTTCAGCATCCTTACCAATAAGCGTCCAAATTCTGACAAGTTCCGGCCAAGTTGCATCTTTCCCAGATACATCTTCTTTGATCTGAAGGTAGTCTTTCCAAGTTTTATTTTTTCGTATTGCTTGATACATAACCCAAGCTGTTCCCAACTCAACCATAGCTGTCATTGCAGCAGCACTGTGCTTAACTCCAGCGGAATTAACATTAAGTTTATCAGTTCTCGCAAATCTTAGTATCTGATTTGTATTTTTTACACCAGAAGCGCGTATACGAAATTTAATATCTATTTGTTTTCCCGGCACGATGTTATCAACGTTAGTGTTTAACTGTTGTTTAGTTCTGGTTTCAATTAATCTCTGAACCCTGGCAGTAGAAATTTTTACAGTTATAACGCTGAATCCATTTTTATTTTTGTTGTAAAATGGTACAGAAAGTTTATCACCATTCATAAACTTTTCATCTACCTTCATTTGAGTATCATCAGTAGGGCTGATACCAGCAGATGCAAAAATTCGTAGTATTCTATCTCTATATTCTTTATTGCGAACACCAAAAGCATTAGCAACTTCTATTGGCGTTATGTTTCTATAAGCCATACTAACACTCCTCTACAGGAGTATTTATTAAACGGAAAGTCAGGGATTCGAACCCTGGGAGGTGTGACCCTCGCTGGTTTTCAAGACCAGTGCCATAAACCACTCGACCAACTTTCCAAGAAATCAACGACGACTACAGTAGTAAGCATCGTTGGGTTTGTCGGCACAAATCCAAATGGTTGTGCCTGTATTGTTCCAATGCCTTATCGCATTAGCGACGATAAAGCAGTTTGTGATGAGATAAGTAATAAAAATAAAACTCCTAACCACAGCGACAGCATCAGCCTCAGAATTCGTGAGTCCATCCTTCCTCCCTAATGCTTTCGCCCATATCCTCCAGTATCTTTTCATTTTTTATTTTGTCTACTCAACCAAAATGCAAGGGCAACCAGAGCAAAGTAAAATAGTGTATCATCAATCATCACAAGGAAGAAGATAATACTACCACCATACTTTAACCAGTCAGGCAATCTGTTTGTCAGTCTGTTGATAACTGGTCTAACTTTATTCTCAAACTTGAAGTAGAGAATAGCACCTAATGTTACTGTAATCTCACTCATCGGGACGATGAAGTAGAGAGATAGGATAACAAAGATAGGCCAATAATGCCTCTCTGGAATTTTTTTAAATTTTTTAAAGATCACCTTCAACTCTATTCTCGCTGTGATGAACATCAAACTCTCCGCCAGGATAACGTGCTTTGAGTTTGTCTACATTCATTTCAACCAGTTCTTCAACTGTAGTATCTAGGGCACGACATGCCTGCATCATATACCACATGATGTCTCCCAACTCACGCTTCATATGCCAGACGTTATCGCTGTTATATGGTTTGCCTTGGAAGACCATCTTCTTCACAATCTCCATGAACTCACCGCCTTCAGCACAGAGACCATCAGCAGCAGTTTGGAGATCAGCAATCTTACATCCCTCTCCATTCAATTCTTGGAGACGATAGATGTAAGCATCAAAATCTTGTGATGGTGTGCTAGTGACACCATCAACAAATTGCTGGTACTTATTAAAATCAATCATGTCCATTCAGAAAATTGTGTAGTAGTTGGTTTGTTGAAGACAGGCATTTCGTCGTCCTCAAACATTGCGTCGAAGTCCAGCGTACTGCTGTCCTCAACATTATACAGCTTCATCTTGCTCCTGTCAATACCCACCTTGAACTTTCGTTTGTAGGACGGGTCATTGTATCTATTCTTGAGTTGCTTAGCAAGAATACAACCCTCGTTCTCTAGTTCCTCGTTAGTCATCAGAGCAACCATAAAGACAGCAGTGGCAGGCAGACCGAACGATTCAGATGTATCTGTGAGTTCTAGGTCACTGCTTTCATAACCAGAACGTGTAGTCTGTGTTGCTGATACAACAGGGACTTCCTTTGCTACAGCAAGACCACGAAGTTCTTCAGCAATTGCTTTCACAAACGTATAGGAGTTCTGGATATTACCCTTCATCCTAGATGAATTACAGATGTTGAGGTAATCAACAAAGATGATGTCTGGTTTGAACTGTTTCTTGAGAGACAGATCATTCAGCAGACCATTAAAGTGTCCTGCGTGAGCGGAAGCGGTAGGATATTCTTTGATGATTAACTTACCTCTAGTCTTCTTTTGTAGTGCCTCAACACCACCTTTGAATCTATGCTCTGGGAGATTCTTAAGATCTTTGATACCAACGTCTAGAAGGTGAGCGTCAATACGTTCAGCAATCTTTTCCTCTGCCATCTCCAGTGTGATGTAGAGAACATTGTATCCATCCATGAGACAGGAACCTGCCATGTGACACATAAACAATGACTTACCAACACCAGTACCAGCAAGAATGATATTCAAAGTCTTATTAGGAAGACCACCCTCAGTAATCTGATTGAAGTCATCAAGGTCAAAGGCAATCTTGTCTTCATCCTCATGCATCTTCTCCCATCGCTGGTCGATACACTCTAGGTAGTCGTGTCCGATGTGTTCGTCGAACGATACTGCCAGGGCCTCTTGGAGTATGCTTGGGATCGCATCTGGTGATAATTTCTTATCGCCTCCTTCTGCGATCTTGACAGACTGTAGGAGTGCGTTGTAGAGGGCACGTTCTTTACACCAACCCTCTGTCGCGTCGATGAGCCAGGAATAGTTGATTTCATCAGTCGAGAATGTTTGGAGTAACTCGAAAGACTTTTTAAGGTCTTCCTCATAAACATCCTTACGAGACGATAACTCAAGTTGAATAACTTCCTTGGTAGGGACCTTATCATATTTCGTAGAGAATTCATAAATCTCCTCATAAATTAAACGTTCACTTGTTTCAGCAAAGTAATCCGCTTTGATGTGTGGGATTACTTTACCATAGTAGTCTAGATCAGTCAGAAGATTGCGTAAGATTGTTTGTTCTAATCTTTCAGTCTTCGTCGTCATCTTCAACTACTCCATAAGAAAAATCTTTCGCAACCTGAGCATCAATCGCATCGAGAATATCAGGCGTGAAGAATCGTTCAGGGTCTTTCATAATTTCTTTACCCCAGAACTTCTTACCATCAACCTCGTAGCGACCACCGCTATTGGGCCACGGAGAATAGTCTAGCAGACCATGGTATCTTTGTAAACCCCTTTCATCGAAGTACAGTTTAACTTCTGTCTGTGATGCCTCACGGGTCAGTCGGGACTTCTTCGCCGTGCATCTAATAATGTTTCCAACCTGCGTAGTTCCCTCTTTCTCTTTTGATTTGCTAAGAAAGATGACACTGCTCGCACAGTATTCTGGACCTGAGCCACCGCCCATTTTTTGCTGATCTCCATAACCGCCAATGTTATCGTAGGTGTGATTAGTAAACAGGAGGGGAATTTTTGCCTTACCTAATTTTTGTGTAAGAACTCTGAATGTAGATTTAGTAATCTTTGTCTT